ACGTCCATGGCAGCCTTGAGGATGAGCTCTGCGATGTCAGTCGCTGTGGAGCTGCCGTCCCACGAAGATGTGTCGGACAGGATGCCGGATGTGCCGAGCAGTGAGCTGACGAGCGTGTTCTGCTCTACGAGGCCGAGGTGGTACAGCAGTCTGCCGTTGACAGCAGATGCGAGGAACGGGAAGTCGTCGATGTACTCATCGGACTCCTTGATGTGGCATGCGATCTTCGCAAGCGATACGGTCTTCGGTGTAGGATCTGCGAAGTGTACCTGTGGCTTCTTCGCGCCTTCGTTTGTTGCAGCAGGTGCGCCCTCGATGGCTCCCTCTACGAGGTAGACGAGAGTGGATCCGGAGATCTGCTCTGCTCCGAACAGGTCTCTGACCACGAGCGGCGTGCGTGCGGCTTCTACGACTTTCTTGTCGAATGTCGTTGCGAAGTCTACTGCTCCTGCAGGCGACTTCAGTACATCAGTAGCAGCCTTGTACTCAGGTGCCACGACGCGGAAGCTCTTCTTGTTGATCTCGGTGTTCTTGACGTGCTCAACGAATGCTTCACCGAGGCTCTTTGCCTTTGGTTCCTCGTCTTCCTTCTCTGCAGGTTTCTCTTCTTCTTTCTCGAGGGATTTCAGCAGCTTCTCAGCCTCTACAGCTGCGTCATATGCAGCCTTGGCGGCCTTATACTCTTCCATCGCTGTGTTCAGGTCCTCAGCAGCCTTCTCGCCTGCCTCTACGGCCTTTTTGATCGTCTCGAGGTTTGATTTGGCGTTTGCCAGTTTTTCTTTAAGATTCATTTTCAATCCTCCATTTTCAAAAGTGTTTCTGCTTCCTTGAGCAGCTTTTCTTTTCTCTCACGCTCCTCGTCATTGACCGGGTCCGGTTCCTTTGACTTGGCCTTCGAGTCGTCCAGCGGCTCTTCGATATCATCAAGCTCTCCAAGAACTTCCTGGAGGAGCGAGATCGCGTTTCTTATCGCTTCTGCGTCTTTCGCGCTGTTGCGTCTGCCTGACTTTGCATCGATCACAGATGTGTCAGGGTTTGCCGGATACATCACGAGGCTGATCTCGTGGATCTTGAGCTTGCGAAGCTCGTTGACCGTGACTTCTCCGATCTTGATCGGCGCCTGATCGAGTACGTCATAGGCGAAGGAGAACTTGCAGAGCCTGCCATCAAGTGCAAGCTCTCTGGCTCTCTGGGCCTTTGGCGTATCGTCGAACACCGCCTCGAACTTCAGGCCATGATCATCCTCTTCGAGGTCTTTGATAGTTCCGATGAAGTTGTCGAGATCATAGCTATCGTGGTTATAAAGAAGCGGAAGGGTCTTCCCTTCCGCCTTGATCTCTGCGATGCTTTCCGCAAACGCCCCTCTTACTATTACGTCTCCGTAGGCGTCTGGTTCCCTTATCCATGTGGCGGCATATCCGGATATCGTTCCGTTCTCCGCCTTGATTTCTATGGTTTTCTTTTTGATTGCCATGATTTCACCTCAATCCATAATTGTGATCTCAAGTACGCACTGGCAGTTTGCGACCTCCTCGACGCTGAGGTTGTCTATGTCGCCCGGCCACATTGCGCCATTGGAGAACGGCTGGTCGTATGGAACGGTCTCGCCGTTCATGTGCGCGTGTGATGCTCTGGGGTTCCCTGACGTCACGACCCATGTCTTGAATATCTTCTCGCCGTCCTCGTTCTGCCTGCAGGCCTCCATTGAAGACCACGCTACAAGGGCTCCTGCAAATGCTCTGCCCGCGCTTTCGGATCTGTTCTCTTTTGCGTTATCAAAAACGCCCTCAGGTGTGGACTTGAGAGCGTCTTCGTCATATTCGCCTTCGAGAGCTTCAGTGAGCTCGGAGTATGTTGCATTGTTGACCATCTCGGCACGGCGGCTGCACATCGATCTGATGTATGCCTCGGTGCGATCCGGGTCATATGTGCCGTCGCTGCCCCAGAGAGCTTTGACGGCTTCCTTGGCTGCCTCAACGCTTAGGCCGAAAGCTTTTTGGAATAGATCTTCGGCAAGCTCCCTGTTCCAGCGTTCTGCGTCCCACCATTTTTCGGCATCTGCGCCGATCTTGGCGAGCACGCTTTTTGACTGTCGGTCGAAGAAGCTGCGATATACCTCTGTCAGGATCTCCGCCTCTTCATCGGTTGGAGTGCCGCGTGTCTTGCGCTCCGACTTCTTTTTCGTCTGCGGCAGCGCTGCTGCGTTATATCTTTCTTTTGTCGGGTCAGTGTCTCCAGGCGATGCGAGGCCGCCTTCGAGCACATTTAGCGGCGTTATCAGACTGTCGCCGCCGTCGATCGACGGCAGATCGAGTCTTGCCCTCGCCTCGTTTCTGAGCAGGAACGGTGCGCCAACTGCTTTCGACAGCGCTTCGATTTTTTCCTCGAAGGTTCCCTCGGTCTTGATCGTGATATCATACGCCGCGTAATGGCTATCCTTTTCGCCTACTCTAGGCAGGATCGCCATATTGATGCGGTCTGTTGCCTGCATCAGGATAGGCGACAGACAGTCGTTATACAGTGCCCTTGCGTTGTCCCTTGCGCTTGCGTACGTCTGGCCTGTGCCCGGCCATATCATTGCAGGGTTCACATGATATACTGCTGCGCAGTCTTCTCTAGAGAGCTTTACTGACTCAGCCCATTGCGCATCTCGGCTGTTGAACTGGATTGTCTTGATTTCCATACCATCTTCAAGGATGGGCATTCCGCCGGCTTCTCCTGAATTAGAACCGGCCCAGGATGATTTGAATGTTTCTTTGAAACGCTCAAAAGCTGGGTCTGACCATGGTGCTACGTCTTTTGGCCGAGTCACATAAGCATTGAAGCGGCCGCCTCGATGCCACATCTGGCGTCTGAACCCGTTCGATTCTATCTGCTCATGCAGCGTCTCCTTCAGTGCGCTTATCCTTGAGTACTGACGCATCGGATCCGTCGGATCATAACCATGGAACAGAACGAATCTGTCTGCAGGTACTTCGATCGCATCCGTGCCATTGTTTGCGCAGATGATTATCGACTGTGGCGCGAACGGTGATGAGCCTTTGTATGTCTGTATCCATTCCGCCGGTATCGGCCTGAGCTCCCAGCCGCTTTTTGAGTCCTTGCTTGGTATCAGAAGCGTCAGGAAGCGCTCGTATATCAGCAGATCTGAATACATCCAGCGCTTGAACTCATACGATGTCATGTCCGGATTCGGATTTGCCAGCAGTAGTGCTGCCGGGCTATCAAGCACTCTCGGTCGGTCTGTATCCGAGGCTCTGTCGTATACCTTGATCGGGATCTGTGCTGCGTTGTCGGCCAAAAATGACACGACTGCGCGAAGATTCGGCTGTGTGCGATACAGTGTCGCTGCGTCCATATCCGCAACATTCACTCCGTAGTCGCCGCCGTATATGTATGTCACATCGTGTCTGATCAGGTTTCTGAGGCCGGTGAATATTGCCATGTTTTAACCCTCCTATACGACGAGAACGCCTCGCTCGTTGTAGACGCTGTCGTATAACTTTGATGTTGTCTGTTCTATCTGTGTAGCCGCCCCCAGCGCCATTGTGGCTGCCACGAGCGGGGATATGTCTTCGATGGATTTATTTCTGTCCCACGCCCATGCTCCATCTCCCATCGGTCGCGTGGCTGCTATATTGGCCGCAAGGTCGAGTGCCGGCTGCGGTATGTGATATACGGGCACCGCGTCGATCTCAGAATCCTTCGAACTGGCCGCGACCGCGTCGTACATCCTGCCGCACCAGCCTGCGACGTCCTTGCCTTTGCATTCGATTATCTCGACGCCGTCGATCGCTGCTATGACATCCATCATGGATGCAATCGGTGCGCCTTTGCTCTGCAGTGCGACCTTCATGCCTCCCGGGTAGTTCGGAGCGGTTTTCTGGAACCACTTGGCCAGCCAAGTGGTCCCGCTTCTGTATTCAGCAAGCTCGACATGGAATGCTCCATCCCTTCTTTTTCCGCAGACTGCGATGCTTGCATGTGTCCTGTCTGAGGAGATGTCGATCCCCCACCACAGCTGTGAGTCTTTTTTGATGCGGCTCTTTTCGTCTTTGCCTGCGTCCCATGCATCGATCGGAAACGGCGGATTGAGTGCCGTTGTGATCCACTGGCATAGGCACTCGGTCTTGAAGACATCGATCGGGTCGTCTGCGAATGAGGCGCGCAGAGCCGGGAGCTCAAGTGTATAGCCGAGCGCCGGATTCGCCTGCCTCCATGCGTCGATGTCGTCCGGAGCTGCGTCCGGCGGAGCTGACCACTCGAAGTATCCGAGTGCGGAGTCGTCTGCCCATTCGTCGGATATCGGCTCAGATCCCCCCATCGCCGCTACGATGCCGTCAGGATCTCCGAGGCGCGCATGCGCTTTGAGTCTGAAATGTCTCAGTACGACGGATGTGCCGTCGCCTGCGTTAGACATGCACCAGATCAGCGAGTTTGCTCGGGCGAGGCCTGTTTTTGATAATGCCGCCCAGGCATCCCACGTCTGATGTTCTCTGAGCTCGTCCATGAGTATCAGATCTGCGCTCAGGCCTCTGCCGGCCTTCCTGTTCGATGCCTTGACTCTGTAGTTCCGGTCGCCTATCAGCTGCAGCCGCTTTGCGCCGTTCGTGTACCAGACATGCTTGATGGCGTCTGATAGGTCTTTGTTGGTCTGCGCCAGTTCGACGCAGGCCTGCCAGGTCTCCTCTGCATTGCTGACATCCTGCGAAGTGCCAAGCACCAGTGCTACGCAAAGCATGTACAAGAAATACAGTGCGATTACCTCTGCGAGTGAGGTCTTGCCGTTCTGGCGAGACACTTCGGTTATCACAGTGCGAAAACGGAAGCGCCAGCCTCCAGGTGTGTCTATGACTTCCAGGCCATGTATGAGTGCCCATTGTTGCCACGGCATCAACTCGATCTTGAGTATGTCTTTGGCGAAGTCTATGACCTCGTAGCCTAGCGTTGTGTCAGGCGTCAGCTCTCTCAGCGGCGGCGTGTAGATCCTCGGCGTCTCGATTCCGTATATCTTGTCCGGCCTTACCATCTACCTCCGCCTTTCTCCATTTGCTGTTGCCGACTGCACTCGGTTTCGGAGCGTTCTCATTCTCCTTGATCTTCTGAGGGCTGAGCCTCAGGATCTCGCAGTACTTCAGGAAGGTCGACGGGGTAACATTGTCGAACTTTCCATCGACCACCGGCCAGCCTTCAGTGTCCATGAATGCTGCGAGCTTCCGCGCCGCTTCAATCATCGGACCCTGGCGCTTTCGGTCGAGTCTGCCTTCTCTGATGGCCTCATTTACGGCCGTATTAAACCTTGATTTGACGGTTGATTTTCCCATGCTATATATTGTTCGCGTGTGCGTGCGCGCGACCCCCTAGGCCGCTCGGAGGGATAAATAAC